ATGTTTTCAAGTAAGCAATATGCATGGAGCGACATTAGCGTATCCATTGGCGGAAAAGTACTACAAGGCATTACAGCCATTGAGTATACCCAAAAAAGAGAAAAAGAACTGATTTATGGCCGTGGCGACGATCCACATTCTATTGGCCGCGGTAAAAACTCCTATGAAGGAAAAGTTTCCATTTGGCAAAGCGAATTAGAGGCCATGGTGCAAAGCACAGCAAGTAAAAACGTGCTTTCCTTATCCTTCGACCTTATCGTTTCTTACGTTCCAGAAGATGGTGGCCCAATTGTAACCGACATCCTTCAAAACGTAGAATTTACCGAGGTAAAGAAATCGATGAAACAAGGCGATAAAAACATGATCATCGAAATGCCTATCATTTTCACCAAAGTCAAATTACAAAAATAAGCATGAGTAAAGTAACAACCCAACAAATTGCCGAGTGGAAAAAGAAGCACGGCGATATTTTTAAAATCACAGTAGATGGCAAAGAAGCCTATTTACATAAGCCAGACAGGAAAACTTTAGGTTATGCCACGTCCCTAGCCGCCAACGAACCCCTAAAATTTAACGAGGTTCTTTTAAACAATTGCTGGTTAGGTGGTGATACCGAAATCAAGACAGATGATACCCTGTTCCTGTCGGCATCATCAAAATTGGCAGAGCTTATCGAGATTAAGAATGCCGAACTGGTAAAGTTGTAGAGGGGAGTGAAGTAAGGGACGGTGAATGGATAAGAATTTGTAATGCTCAATTACGCTACTATATGCACCTGGATCCAAATGTTCTTAGCGACCATGAATGGGCTACCGCTATTAAGGACTTGGAGTGGATCCGAAAACAGGAAGCAAGTACAAATTCATTCTAAAGAAACCCATCGGTTTTACCGTCCCGAACTTTACCAATAGCACGCCCCTCCACTCAACACAATAATTCATTTTTCTAAGCAAGCCGCTTTTCAACAAGCATCCATTTTCTATAAAAATTACTTCAATGGCCGATATCTCAAGCAATATTTCCTCTTTATCTGATAGAATGTCAAGGTTGATTATTCTGAACGATATTTTATTAAACCAGTGGAATAGGATTGAAAGAAACTCTCGTATAGTTGCCGGTGCTTTTGACGGGGTGGCCAGATCGGCCGATGCCTTAATTCAAAGGCTTGAGCGCTTGAGCAATAGTTCGGGTCCATTTTCTGGCATGAGCTTAAGTTACGCCAGAAGCTATAACAACGAGCTAAGCTTAACCAATAGCCAAATGCAGCGCCTAACCGCCTCGGGCAATACGATAGGAGTTCAGGCGAGTGCTCAGCAAAGCATCAGGAGCTACAGGAATGAAGTAATGGCGCTTAATGTTGAATTTAGAGGGCTTCAACAAACTCAGGAAAGGGCTGCGGCCGCAGGAGCTACAGCTACACAAGCACCAGCGAGAAGTAGTAGCAAGTTACTCCAAGAAGCAGTCAATATCGAAACCAATCCTTACAAAATACTTGGTAATGTAATGAGCGGTGGCATGGAAGCAGATGCACAAAAAGGCAGCTTGTTAGGTGCCGTGAAAGGAGATACAGAAAAAGCAAAATCTTTATACGACCAACTTTCTGCCTATAGCTTAAAATCGCCTTATGACAAAGCAGAGCTAATAGAAGCACAAAATGCGATGATGAAGTTGGGCTTAAGTTCTGAAACGGCTTTAGGTAAACTGAAAAACATTGGAGACATTGCGCTTGGAAACGCAGGCAACATGTCGGCATTATCTGATGCCCTCGCTAAAACTACCGCCAAGGGACAACTACAAAAGGAAGAATACCAGAAGATGAAAGAAGCTGGATTTGATCCTCTGGAGGCCATTAGCAAAAAGACAGGAGAGAGCATCGAAAGCCTTCAATCACGAATGGCCAATGGCGCCATCAGCGCAAAGGAACTTTCCCAATCCTTCGAATGGGCCACCCAAAAAGGTGGGGACTTTTACCAAGGATCGGAAAAGGCTGGTCAAAACCTGGGCACCAAATGGCAGCAAATGCTTCGAGGTGTTTCAGAAGTATCCTTAAAAATTTACGAGCTGATTGCCCCAGTACTTATGCCTATTGTTTCGGGCATTACCTTTGCTTTCGATAAAATAGCCCAGGGAATTGGCTGGTTCATTGGTCAACTACAAGCAGGCAATCCATATGTAATAGCGGCAGCCATTGCCATTGGCTCTTTTGCGGCGGCATTGCTCATCTTTAATGTTTATACAGAATTAGCAGCCATTGCGCAAAACAAATTATCCCTAGCATTTCTGAAGAATCCAATAGTATGGGTAATTGCCGCAATTATTGCCCTCATCGCTACCATTGCTTATGTAATTTACAAAACCGATGGCTGGGGTAAAGCCTGGGGGCATACTGTGAATGCTGCCACATTCATGTGGCAAGCATTCTGCGCCGCAGGTAGGCTACAATGGGACATCATGATTAACGGAATCATGGTTGGGCTTGATTTGATCAGAAGAGGTTGGTATGTATTTAGGAATAGTGTAGGCCTAGGTGATAGAAAAGAAAATAATGCCGCCATTGCCGAAATAAATGAAGACATGAGACAACGTGCGGTTGCTGTAGCCCAAGGCGCAGCAAACGTAGTTAGGCTAACTGCAAGTGCTGGACGAGAGATGCGAGCAGCAGCAGGTTCATTAAGTTGGAATAGCGGTCGAAGCATCTCAGATCTCACTACAGGATTTAAGAAACAGCTCGGAATGTCTGATGCACCCACTCAACCTGCTGCCACCAATGAAAAAGGCACAGGACAAGGAAATCCAGGCAACCCTGTGCAAACCACTACAGACAGCATTACTGGCGGAGGCAGCAGGCCAAGCAGCATCACCATCAACTTAGGCAAAATGCAAGATCAAATCGTGATCAATACCATTAGCGCAGGAGAAGGTGCCAGCAGCATGCGCCAATTATTAGAAGAAGAATTAAACCGTTTATTAGGCTCAGTGGCCGCCATGCAAACCACATAAAAGATATGGAACTTTCAATAAAAGAACTCACCGCACTGGCTCACTTAAGCTATATCGCTGCACCCTACCCTGATTTTGGAGGATTAAAAAAAGATGCCCTGAAAAGAAAAGCCCAGAGTTATTATCTCCATGATGTTTACAATGTCGATCAGCAAGCAGCTTTAGGTCGACCATACTTCATGACCTTAGCAGTGCAAAATGGCGAAAAAACAAGGTGGTTTCCTAATGAACCCTTGGTATCTATCTCTCGCAAAAAAACAATAGTAGAAACAGCTACCGTGGGCGAAAACCGTACTGGAACAGTAAAGGAATACATCTGTGCCGAAGACTACGAAATTGATATTAAGGGCGTAATTATTGGCGACGATGATAGCTATCCCGCCGAAGAAGTAAAAAATCTGAATGATCTTTTCAACCTCAAGGGGACATTAGAAATACAAAAAAATCCGTTTTTCGAGCTTTTTGGCATACAGCGAATCATCCTAAAAACCATCAGTTTCGACGAAATGGTGGGCAAGCAAAGTATCCAAAAATACACGATAAAGGCAGTGAGTGAAGAACCATTTTTTGCGGAACTAGAAAATAGGAAAAAATAATGTTTGTTTTAACTGGACACTTTGAAATAGGGAACTATAAGTTCGACGCCATTAATGAGATAGAGATTACCCGCAGCATCGACGAAATCAGCGGAAGTGCAGTGATCAAAATGCCGTCGAAATTCTTCATCAAGCAAAATGGTGCTTTAAGGTATACCGAAGAGGCAATTACCGCCGGAGATTCCGTAAAGATCACCATAGGATACAAAGATAAATTGGTGAAACAGGAATTTGTAGGCTTTGTAGACAGCATCAAAACGGGAAATATCATACAGATCAATTGCACCGATGGCCTACGACCTTTGAAACGCAAGGATTTCAAATGCAATGAGCAAAAAACTACTCTTGCGAACGTACTTAAGAAAATTGTTGAGGGAACAGACATCAAACTGTCCGACAAGCTGCCAGAGGTAACTTTGGAAAAGTTTACCCGCAAGGAGGGCAACGCCATGCAGGCCCTCCAATCACTAAAAGAACAAACGGGTTTGAGCATTTTCCTTAACGACGAAGGCAAGCTACACTGCGGATTACAGCAATTATTCAATATTGGGAAATATGCTGCCTACGATCTCAATTACAACATCGTAAAAAACGATTTGCAAATCCGCACCAAAAGCGACAAAAAAATAAAGATCGTTTATACCGCAAAAACCAAAGACAATCAGAAAATCAGCGTAGAGGCTGGAGACAAGGATGGCGAATTGCAGGAAATTACACAGCAAATGGTTTTGGATGTGGACACCCTAAAACAAATGGCCAATAACCACCTTTCAAAACTTCAATATGATGGATACGAGGGCGATTTAACCAGCTTTCTAATTCCTTACGCTGCACCGGCAATGGGAGCCAAAATTGTCGACGACAAACGGCCGCATCGAAACGGCATCTACCTTATCAAAAAAGTAGTCACCACTTTCGGTACAAGCGGAGCCAGACGAAAAGTAAGTATCGGGAACAAATTAGCCAACGAAACATGAGTGAGACCATTAGAACAGCTTTAAAACTTATTACCAAACAAGATACCGACACCAATATCATGAAGGTATTATCGGTAGACAAGCAAAACGGCACTTGCACTTGTGATGATGGGTTTATTACCCATACCGACGTCAGGCTTTCGGCAATCATCGATGAAAAAGCACAAAAGCTTTACATCATCCCCAAGGTAGGCACTACGGTACTGGTAACGCCCATTGAAGCCGACTACAACCTCCAGTTTGTAGCCATGGCCAGCGAAGTAGAGGAATTTTATTTAGGCATAGATCAGGTGGTGTTTGACGTCACCAAAGAAGGTTTCCTGCTCAAAAAGGAAAATGAAACCCTCAGGATGATCATGCTCGACCTCCTATCGGCCATAAAGGCCATGAAATTTACCACCAACGTAGGGCCTACCATTGCCCTGGTGAACACCGCCCAATTTACAGGCATTGAAAACAGAGTTAAAGACTTTTTAAAAGCAGATTAAATGGCATTAGATAGCAACAGGTTAAAAGCCAAGATCAAAGAAGCATTTGAAGCCGAGCAGCAGGAGCAAAATGACCATAACACTGCTTTGGATAGGATTGCCGACAAATTAGCGCAAGCAATTGTGGAAGAGATTAAACAGCTCAGAATAAACTATAGCAGTGGTTTATTGGCACCAAACGGGGCCGTAACAGGAACAATTAATGCCAGCATATCCTAATGGAAGAGTTTTTCAAAAATTATGTTAGCGAATTGGCCTTAGCGGTCATTGGTGCTTTTGTGGGCTGGTTCTTTCAGCGCAAAAAACAACTTGCCGAACTAAGAGGCAGCGAAATTGAAAACGCAGAAAAGGGATTGCAGTATTACCGCCAAATGGTTGATGACCTGGGCAATCGTTTAACCCAGGCCATTGCGGAGCTTAACGCCACCAAAATGGTGATTAAGGAACTGGAAGAAAAGATAGAAGCACTTACAGAAGAGCTAAGGAAATACAAGCAGTTAAACGGGAAATTATAATGCAGATCAAGGCACAACACAACCAATCGGTTTTAGACTTACTGTTACAGCATACAGGAAGTTTGGCAAGCGCACTCGCCTTTGCCGTGGCCAACCAAATGTCCATTACAGACGAACTGGAAATTGGCTCAAGCTATGTTTTACCTGATGGGGTGACTACCGACACGGATATTTTAAATTATTATACCAACAACGCCTACAAACCTGCCACAGGCAATGCTGTGATGGTTATTAATACCGATTATGGTATTGGCGAAATGGCAATAGCACAAACATTTATAATAAGATAATGGCTAGAAGTATAGATCAAATTCAAACAGAAATTATTCAAACGAAAGAGCAAAACCCTGCACTAACGGGGCTCACCAGCACAAGCAAAACTTCCATCTGGCAGCTAATTACTTATGTGGTTGCCTATGCCATTTATACTTTGGAGGTATTGTTTGACACCCATAAGGCCGAAACCGATAGCGCAATTGCTTTGTTAAAACCCCACACCAAACGCTGGTACAGGCAAAAAGCGCTCGACTTCCAATATGGCTTCGACCTAGTGGAAGATAGCGACAAATACAACAACGCTGGTGCAGAAGCCGATGTTATTGACCAAAGTAAGATCATTAAGTATGCTGCCGTAACAGAAGCAACAGACCAAAGCAGGGTAATTATTAAAATTGCAACGGAAACCGATGGAAAACTAAGCCCCATTGAACCAGAACAAAAGTTCGCCTTTGATGCCTACATCAATGAAATAAAGGATGCGGGTGTAAGTGTAAATGCCATTAATTTCCAGCCGGATAAGCTTTACCTTAACATGAAAATCTTTTATGATCCTTTGGTGTTAGACGCCCAGGGGAACAGCATTATCAGTGGAGGCAGACCCGTAGAAGACGCTATTTTCAACTACTTGAAGAACTTGCCCTTTGATGGTCAACTGGTGTTGGCACACTTGGTAGATGCGCTTCAAAAAGTACAAGGGGTACTCATCCCCCATTTGGATAGCGCCGAAAGTGCCTGGATAGACGGAACCATTAACAATTACGGTCCCGCAGCACCCATTGATGTGAGAGTAACTCCCGCATCCGGATACTTTGAGGTGGTAAACTTTAACAACATCAGCTATGTGGTATAAAATAGACATCAATAAACTGGTTGTTCTCCTTACTCCCACTTTTCTCCGTAAGGCTAGCTTGCTGGCTTGGCTACAAACCCTGGTTACACCCATTGCCTCCGTACACCAGCTATGGCTATTGAATAGAGAAAACAACTTAAAACGCCTTCAGCATAATGGTCAGGTTTGCTATTTAAGGAAAGCCTTAAATGATGCTTTTGACACAGAATTACGTCGCATTACCCTCACTGAAGGAAACAGATATACACGCAGATACATTTACACCAACATTGAGCAGCAAGCGCAGTATTTAGGCACAAAGTACCTCAGACAGAGCGCAGATTATGCCGATACGGGCGTAGATTTTAGAGTAGTAGTTCCGAAAGGATTTGATTTAACAAACAATAAATACCAGCTACAAGCCTTAGTTGACTTTTACAAGCTGGCAGGAAAAAGATATATAATTGAAGTAAATGAATAACGTGCTTTTACAACAAACGGGTGGTTTTCCGTTGGAAACCGACACGTTAAATTTTATGCAAAATGCCTATAGCTTCCTACAGCATATGGCCGCTCTTGGAGGCGACAACTACATTTTATCGGGATGCGCCGTCACAGGATCTACCGTAAGCAATGGCGTTGTAGTGATTGCCGGCGAAGTTTTAGAATTTAGAGGCGGTCTTATACAATCTACAGTGGTTGTAAGAGAAGACAAAGCCTCCAGACCTTTTGAAAGTGGACAAGTGAAAGACGTGTACTTTACCAGATATGTCACTTTCGGTACGGGTACAGGAACCATCGCTTGGGACAGCCTAGTTCGCTTTAAGCCACTATTGGCCTTTAAAGATTTACCTACTGAAAAAAGCAATGCCATTGATTTGGACGATGAGAACAAACTGGCCACCGCTAAAGCAGTAAAACTATTGAACGACAAGGTAGAAAGTAGACTACCATCTGGAGCCATCATCATCTGGAGCGGCAGTATTACGGCCATTCCTACTGGATTTGCACTCTGCGATGGACAAGGCGGTCGCCCTGATTTGAGAGATAAATTCGTATTGGGAGCTGGTTTGGGTTATGGTGTTGGCGCAACAGGTGGGGAAAAGGAACATCGACTAACCATTGACGAAATGCCTTCACACAACCACTCCTATACAGAACGAGTGATGGGTGGCGGAGGTGATAAAATCTTCGACAATGCAAACAGACACTATGTGGAAGGGCGTACCACAGGTAATACAGGAGGGAACATGCCCCACAATAATATGCCGCCATACTATTCATTGGCTTACATCATTAAATTATAATTTATGGCAAAGCAAACATTAAATATCATTAAAAACTGGTTTAAAACTGGTTTAAAGCCAACACAAGCGCAGTTTTGGGATACTTGGGACAGCTTTTGGCATAAAGACGAAACCATCCCCGCAAGTAGTATCGAAAATTTGGATGCCCGATTTAACCAAAAAGCAGATCAGGAGGCCTTTCAATCGCACTTGTTAGACACCGACGCACATGGCATTTCCGCAAAAGCAAACACAGCAGATCTATTGGCAGAGACACAAGCCCGGGAACAAGCCGATCAAGCTTTAGCACTTCAAATTGCCGAAATGCAAGGTGAAGTCATTGTGCTCAACCGATTGGGAGAAGATGTAGATGCCAATGGTGATTTAGATCTTTCTTCAGAAGAGCTGCCCCAGTATCCAAGACAACCAGCCGTTTATGTAGATGAAGTGGCTGGTAGCTGGCAAATACAATACAATAAATCAACTAAAGTATTAACAGGGCTGTACGGCATCTCACCAGAGGCCACAATCGAAATTATTTTCTAATGAAACAGATCTTACTTTTTACCTTGATGCTATTTGCCTATGTGGCAAATGCTCAACAACAAAACATTACGGTTGATTCTATTGCCATTGGTCGCAAGCCCGACAGCAAAATCAATTTGGACGGCAGCATTACCGCTAAAAACTTTAATGGGAAACGTCCTATTACGGGCAGCGTGGCCACCGGGCAAAATCCCAATACGAATGATTTGGTGGCTTGGTTAAATGCGGTTTTTTATCCTACGCAAGCCCCTACTGCTAGTTTGACCGGAGGAGGTAACTTTGAACTTACATCTAATGCTACCATAGGAGGTAACGTATTAAATTGGATAGCCGGTAGGCAAGAGGCTACACTCCCTTTAACAATCGTAAGAATATCAGGCAGTGATGGTCAGAATTTTCCGCAGAGTTTTTCACAACCACCCGTATCGGGCGCAACTAGTGGTACTCAGTCAAATCTTGTGGTATTCTCAAATACATCAACAACTTTTACTCTTAACGTAATCACTACAGACAATAAATCGGCAGCATCTTCGGTAAGCTTTAATTTCTTACCCAAAAGATACTGGGGCCGTACCACTTCTGTTACAGCTACAGCAAGTGATCTGTTGGCGAGTGCTGGAGGTGGCAATGTCTTGTCTAATAGTAAAGCAGGCACTTTCTCCATCACTGCAAGTGGAAGCAACCGTGTTTTCTACGCCTATCCTTCAAACTTAGGAGATTTATCAAGCATTAATATTGGCGGATTGGAAAGTTTGTCATCGTTCACTAAAACGGTAATTAGTTTTACCAATGCTTCAGGTTATACACAAAATTACAACGTGTACACTTCAAACAATGAAACAGGCGGTAACGTAACGGCAGTTATTCAATAAATCATACTATGAAAAGAATATTCATCACATTTATTTTGGCTTTATTTACCCTCGCCCTTAATGCGCAAGTTAAAGTATTGGGTAAAATAGAACCCAACGGTTCAACCGATACCTATCCTACCCATGTAGATAGTTTGGGTAAAGGGGGCCTAATGGCCGTGAGTTCCTGGCAGGAACGTAACGCCATCCCGTTGGCTCGCAGGAAAGCAGGCATGTTGGTAAGGGTAAAGTCCGCTACGGTAGACAGTACCTACACCATTGGAGGTAACCTGGCCAATGCCGATTGGAGACCTTTTGTTTTGGGGGGAAGTGGAGCCGTTTGGGGCAGCCTAACAGGTAGTATGATTAATCAAACAGACTTGATGAATGAGTTTAACAACAAGCTTAATAAAGGAGGCGGCACTGTCTCAGGCCAGCTAGATGTTAATTACTCAGGTAGAAGAATTGAGCTAAAGAATGGTGATATTTCCTTACATGATGGTTTTGGAAATAGTGCTGGAATGAGTGTGAACGGCTTCGGTGTAGGCACTAACATGATTAGACCTACGGATAATTTAGCTGAAAGATATTTTAATCTACCTGCAAAAGCTAGTGGTAATTATACCATAGCCACTACAGCAGATATCCCAGGACCGGTAGACATTAGTGGTAAGGCTAACCTGACCGGAGGCAACACATTTACAGGAAATCAGTTATTTAACGGTCAAATAACAACTACTACTCCGATTATTGTAGACAATGTTGATTCGGAAGCCAAGGCTACTTTAAACGGTGGAGAATTGACCCTTTTAAATACCTCATCAGGGCAATTTCTACAGCTTTTTAGTGGAGGGATAGGCTTCAAAGATGGAGGCCCATATAGCTATTTAGTGCAAGACAATAATGTTCAGGCCAACAATACGGTAAAAATGCCTACAAGAAGTGGGAAATTACCTGTATTGGATAATGATAATTCTTTAAGTATCTACGATCCTACCGAAGAATACAGCGGTAAAATTTGGATGGATGGCGATATGCTCACAATAGATGCTAGATCTACTGGTAATCTTGTTGTAGATGCCGGAACTGACCTACAATTAAGGGGGGGTGTAGTTTCTATAAGTGGTGACGTTAAAGTTAATAGTTCTCGTATAGAAATAGGTAATGTTAATTTACGAGCCCCAGCAGGAGGCTTCAGAGACGTAGACTTACCTAGTTCTAACGGTACCATAGCCCTGGTTTCCGATATAAGCGGAAAATCAAATTTAGTTGGAGGCAACGCTTTCACTGGCAATCAGACGATAGCTGATAGATTAGCCGTAGGAACTACAAATACAACTAACGGGATAGTAAATATCGTGGGTGCAAACGCAACCACATCAGGCAGTAATGCACAACAAGTGCTTAATGTAGTAGGAGGTAATGGTGCTTCATCATCAAGTACAGGTTTTGCAGTAGGAGGTCAAGGCAGCAAAATCAGAATTACCAGTGGAACCGGCGGTGGCGCTAATGGTAGCGGATTTAATCAAGGCGGTAACGGAGGTGAAATTTACATTCTTGCAGGAGACGGAGGTAATGCTATAGGGGGCGCTAATAACTCAGCCGGCTTCGGAGGCAATGCCATTTTACAAGGAGGTACATCTCTGGGTAATGGTATAGGAGGCTCCGCACAGCTTAAAGCAGGCAACAGTGTCCTTGGCAATGGAGGTCATGTATATGTAGTAGCTGGTTATGGTAGTGGTGGAGCTACAGACATTAGCACAGCAGGTGCTATTGCTTTAAATGTGAGTGATGCTGGCGCAATTAGAGGTAATACACTTATTGGCATGCTGCCTTCTAATGATGATAAAACTAATAGGCTACAAGTTGGAGGTAGTGTTAAGGATACTGATATTATAGATTTTTTAAATAACGATGACGAGATGGGCAAAGGTTATATTGCCCAATCTAATTTAGTTGAGGGCAGTGAAGATTTAGGTGTTAAGAATGCTACGGTTAACGGACTTGGAGTATGGTTTACTGATAATACTGTTAGCAGGAGCAACTTAACAGCAGCTTATAACCCAAATTGGATCAGGTATTATATGAGCGGGAAAGATATGACTGTTAGCCCACCTGCTAGTTTGACTGGCCAACGAAATATTACTTATCCTGATGCCTCGGGTACCATAGCCCTAACTTCTGACATTCCGAAGATGTTTATTTACAGCACAATTGCTCCGAGTAGCGGAAGTACCACGACTTATACATTTCCTCACGGATTAGACTACACGCCCACCATGGTGATAGCTACGCCAAATAATAATGGGGCCTTAATAAATTGCGAGGGAGATTGTATTGTATTAACCACTAAAGCTGAAATATCAGGAAATAATATCGTACTAACCTGTATAGGAAGAGATGACATCGGACCTGAAGGAGGTGCCGCTGTTAAGTGGACCATAATGGTAAAATAAGTCCATTAACTCTCTCGTCATGATGCCATAGTCTTTACACATAGAAACTATTGACATATAACCAACTTTCACAATTACACCATGAAAAAAATATTCATCACATTCATTTTGACCTTGTGCGCAACTATGTTGAATGCACAGGTTAAAGTATTGGGCAAAATAGAACCCAACGGCTCAACCGATACGTACCCTACCCATGTGGATAGTTTGGGTAAAGGAGGGTTAATGGCAGTAGGTTCCTTGCAGGAACGTAACGCCATCCCTTTGGCCCGCAGAAAAGCGGGCATGTTGGTAAGGGTAAAGTCGGCTACCGTAGATAGCACTTATACACTGAATGTAGGCCTAACAAACTCCGATTGGATGACATTTTCAACGGGTTCAGGCAATTCGCAATGGGGTTCAATTGGAGGCGTATTAGCTAATCAGGTCGACCTTCAAAATGAACTCGATAGCAAAGCAGTCAAAGCAATAAACATTACCTATGCCCAATTACAGGCTTCATTTTCAAACAATACGCTAATCCCTGAACAAGATTATCTACTTACAGATTATCAAACAATACATACGATTCCCAATACCAGTGCCATAAATACTGGACCAATAGAGCCATTACTTGTTCGTGCTTCATCTACAAATACACTATACAACTTGGCTAAGTCGCCACAGTATCCACAAGATGATATTTTTTACACGGCAAACAATATTAACGGTAGCACTAAAGGGCATATTATGCGCAGGCATGATCGAGCGCTTGAAATAGAGCTGGGCTTTGATTTTAGAAATGCCAAGTTCAGACGCTGGAAACTTAACCCCGCTACATGGTCAACAGGAACATATAATGCTAACATTATCGTACAACACAATAATAAAATATACTACAGTTTGAGCTCCACAACAGATGAGCCATCTACTGGAACATCTTGGCTAGAAATCCTGAATGATAATACTTTACACTTAAGCAGCTCTTCAACTGGCTTTACATTATCACTACAGTATTTTGGCGCAAATATTACCATTCCAGTTAATACAGCAGACTTTGTTGATGTGCCCATGTTCTCTAATTATGGAGGCATTGCCTGTGTTAAAATTCCAGAAAGCTCTTTTAGCAGCATGCCTAACATTGTTGTTTACACCGATGGCCAAGCTTTTAGTTTTACCAGAATGCTGATTCACAATGGGTCAAGCAATTTAACTTTCGCGATTAAGGGTAATGCTTATTGTTACCAAAATGAAATTTCAGCCACCAATAGTATTTTTGCAATTAATCGTACAGGATCAGGCAATGCGAACTATGCCATTTCATTTAACAAACTAGAAAGTATAACACAGAGTATTATCAATGTAACCTCGATGTTCTATAATAACATCCGTTTGGCATCAAGTGTCTTGCTCACAAATGGCTTTACCTATAACAATGCCAACAGGTTAGAATCTGTTGTTACAAGTAGCTATATCACAGCAAATACTTTTCCTTCATTAGTTCGCAATTTAAGGTTTAATGCAAATAACCTAACCATGGCAGGCTGCTTATTTCAGGCCCCCATTGGTAGACGATATAATGGGACAGCCACCGAAGACTCTCCTTTTATTATCACCAGTTCGCTATATGGAAAAACAATTTATGGCAATGCCATTAGTGACGCCTGGACACCCACTTTACAAACTGATTTAGCTACAAAAAATGTAATGTATACTGGGTTAGATTTAGATATAAGCACCAAAGAAGACAGCGCAAACAAAGCGACTTCCATTGGCACTGGCAACAACACCAGCTATCCAACTACATTAGCAGTAAAAACAGAGCTGGATACTAAGTTAACAGGAACTGCAGCAACAAATTTGTTAAATCCAAATAACAGTAAATTTCCAACCGCACAAACAATGGTAAATGCTTTAGCGGGTTACGAACAAAACACAAATAAGGTAACAAGCCTAGCAAGTGCCAATAATACTACCTATCCTACTACGCAAGCTGTAGCAACTGGATTAACCGCTAAGGCTAACCTATCAGGTGGAAATACTTTCTCAGGGGTTAACATCATTCCTAATTTGCATACCTACGGATTTGAGTTCCCTCATACAAGTCCAACCAGTCAGAGAGCTGCTTTTTTTATAGACCCGAGCAATGAGGAATTTACTTTCCAAGTAAAACCTAAAGACGGTTACGGAACTGGTGATTTTGAAACTGTTTTTAAGGTCTCGCACGAAAGTGGCCCCGAAGGCTCTGACATTGTATTCAACAACCATAATATACAAGCTAACGTGGGCATTACAGGCTCAGGAGGTAATTTCAACACTTTCAATGTCAACAGCGCCCCCTCTCAAGGCACCAGCGTTGTGCGTTTAGACGATATTGCGGGTAAGGCTAATCTAATGGGAGGTAATACTTTTAAAAATGCTCAAGTTATGAACAATTCCTTAGGCAATACTACTATAGACGGCAACCTAATTGTATTAGATGATGTAAACGGCGGCACAAGTATGCTAACCAATAATCCCGCAGGGAATTATGAAGTTATCCAATTACCTGCAAAAAGTGGCGTACTAGCCCTAGAGGACGATATACCGAATATTTCAGGAAAAGCTGACTTATTGGGGGCAAACTTTATTGGAACGGTAACCATCAATCCTACAGCACCTGCAACGGACGACATTTTAACAGTGGGAAGTTCTTTCAAAGTTTCTAAGTATGACCCTTATGGTACGATAACAGCTAGAGGTAGAAGTTTGCACTTTAATAGTACTGGAGGAAATAGTGCTTCATTGTCGGTAGGCAATGCTACAGAAATAGGTTTACGAGTTAACGATTTAGACAATGATGAAGGACTAGTTCTGTCTCCTAATTATTGGTCAATGCGAAAGGGGATTGTTGGAATGAGCTTACAGCTCGATGGATCTTTATATCAGAATGTGAGTTTAACATTTCCTACAGAAAGCGGAAAGTTAGCCATAATAGATGATATACCTAAGATGTTTACTTATACCTCAATTGAGCATACCGACCGAAACGAGATAGAATATAATTTAGGATTTACGCCAACGATGGCAATGGCAGTCATTAACAGCGATGTAGCTCAAAACATTGTAGTTAGTAGCGTACAAATATCTAGTTCCATAATTACCGTACAAACTTCCGCATCACTTCCAGCAGGCACTAAGTTTACAATAATGGTCAAATAAGTCAATTAAAGCCTCTTCAATTTATTGGTAAGGCCTAACTATATTTCGGAATCACGATAAACACACCATGAAAAAAATATTCATTACATTCATTTTAGCTTTATGTGCAACGGTACTAAACGCACAAGTTAAAGTATTGGGCAAAATAGAACCCAATGGACCTACTGATACCTACCCTACCCATGTAGATAGTTTGGGTAAAGGAGGATTAATTGCAGTAGGTTCCTGGCAGGAACGTAACGCCATCCCTTTGGCCCGCAGAAAGGCGGGAATGTTGATACGGGTGAAATCCGCTACGGTAGATAGTACATATACTTTAGGTGTCAGCTTAACCAATGCGAATTGGACGCCATTTTTAACTGGCCCCAACATCACTACAAGCGGTGCTTTGCAGAAGCTCGGCAATGACATCTCTATAAAAAATAGTCCTTTATTCGAAGGGCAAGTAGCCATTACATCTGCAGGAAGCTTGAATGTCTATACAGGCAGTTACAACGGTGGGCTTTCGCACAACAACGAAGCCGACGGAAGCTTAAAAACAGTAACCATGAGGGCTGGGGGAAATGCGACAGGAAATACCGCCGACTTCTATACTTCCTCAGGACTTAATGCTTACACATTTGACAAACCTATTAAAATCAATGGCGTTAACGTTGCAACGATCAGTGACATTTCTGGTCCTGTAGATATTAGCGGCAAAGAGGATAAGTCAAATAAGGTGACAAGTTTGGCCGTAGCCGATAATAGCACTTATCCAACGACACAGGCAGTAACTACCGGATTGGCTACTAAAGCAGGTTTAAGTAGTCACAACAGCTACAGCGGCTTTAATTCCTTCTATGAAGATGTTCGCTTAGGATACACTAAAAAATTTAATCTAGAAGGAAATAGTACATTTAGCCTACAATCCACTAATGGAGATCAATTGGTTATAGCGAATGACTCAAACGACGGAGGTGGTCAGATTGCAACTAATATAAACTTTAGGATTAACAACGCCTTGATCGCTACTACAGGACAATTCGACGAAGGGCTTTCTGTAAGAGGATCTATTGACAATGATCAACCTTCAGACATAGCTAGATTTAACAGAGTTAAAGCCAAATTTGCTCCAACAGATAACGATGATGTCGTTAGATACCAAGACATCCCGAAAATGTTTACCTATACAACAAGTGGGAATGGTACAACTTATGAATTTACCATTCCCCATGGATTAAGCTACACGCCTACAATGGTTATAGTTACAGGAAATAGCCCCGACGCTGTAGCAGTCGATGGAGGGGGAGCAATGATTACACCTTGGGCGAGAATATCTGGAAGTAACATAATCATAAGTTATGATTGGCCTTCTGTGGCTCTTGGCGGAAGTCCTGTTTCTGGAATCAACAACCTTACTTGGACTATAATGGTCAAATAGTAATCCGAACTGACGCAAAACAATATTCACAAAAAAGCACAAGAACTCGATCTTGTGCTTTTTTGTGAATATTTCTCATTATGTCAATTTCCAATACACAAATCGATATAAATTTTAGAGCAAATCGTTTTGGCGTTTACATGAGGGATATTAACATAAAAAGGCTGCCCAATATTTGAACAGCCTCTTTTTTTTAGAATATTGTTTCTATCTATCAATAGAACCCATTACTTTTTGAGAAAATGCGTTGAGCGCTTCTCTCTCCGCCATGCCGCCTTTCACACTTTCGTGTACCTCTAAAGCACCGCAAATATTGGTAATCATTTCTCCCGCTACATCAACTTCTGCTTCACTTACTCCTCTGAACTCGCAAAATGCCTCTAACACTTCGAGAGTTGCATTTAATTGCTCAGGAGTTGCATTTTCGAAAAACTGTCTGATTACTGGAACTTTCATCGTTACTTGATTTTAGTAAATAGATCCGTTAAAACTTCTGCTTTGTTCGTTTGAACTTGATCAACCAAAGCGCCGTTTTGAAAAGCCGCAAATGTTGGTAGGTTATCAACTTTTGCAAATTTTCTCGATTCTGGAAATTTTTCCGCATCAACAATTAAAAAAGCTACCTCTTCATTTTCTGATGCTAATTTTTTAAACTTTGGTTTCATGATACGGCAGTTACCACACCATGAAGCTGCATATTGTACCATTACCTTAGGATTTTCTGAAAGGTATTGGCTTAAACTATCTTCTGTTAATTCTAAAAACATGATATAAAATTTAATAGCTATGCAATCACACTACTTTTACAGTCTTGTGTTAGTTTAGAAATCGCATAGTTAATGGTTTGAAAAAGGGATGTGATTTATGTTTGTCAAGCTGAGCTTGTCGAAGCTTCTAATAAAAAAGACATTCCGACAAGCTCAATGTGACAAGAGGCTGATATGAACAGCCGCTGTTAAGCTTTTGCTTAGTTTGCGCTTAAATATTCAGCAACGCCAGTTCTGGTAGCGTTCATCGCTGATTTTCCTTCTTCCCAGTTAGCTGGACAAACTTCACCATGTTTTTGTACGTGTGCGTAAGCATCAATTAAACGCAAATATTCTTTTACGTTTCTGCCCAATGGCATATCGTTTACACTTTCGTGGAATACTTTACCAGTTTCATCAATAAGGTAAGTAGCGCGGTAAGATACATTAGATCCAGAGAAAACTTCTTCTCCTTCTTCAGTGTATTCCACCTCTTGATCCAAGATACCTAAAGTACCTGCTAATTGTCTGTGAGTATCAGCAATTAATGGATAAGTAACGCCTTCGATACCACCGTTGTCTTTTGCAGTGTTCAACCATGCAAAGTGTACTTCGTTAGTATCGCAAGAAGCACCTATAACTACGGTATTTCTTTGTTTAAAATCTTCTAAAGCGGCTTGGAACGCATGTAATTCAGTAGGGCAAACGAAAGTGAAATCTTTTGGGTACCAGAACAACAATACTTTAGAGTTATTTTTTACTGCTTCTTCAAAAACGTTGATTTTCAAATCGTCACCCATTTCAGACATGGCATCAACTGTAATACTAGGGAATTTTTTACCTACGTAACTCAT